GGGGCATTCTCATCTGGTGCAGTTCCTTCAGGGTGTCACAGCAGGAGGCTCTGGAGAGCGAATCCAGCCGTACACGACGGGAACGCCCGGAACGTATGTTACAAGCACTAGCCCGACAGGCATATCCGTGGCGAACTCCACAACAGGCTCGTCAGGCACGGACGCCAATCTCCCGCCCTACTATGCCCTCGCTTACATTATGCGTGGCGCGTACTGATCCCAAAGAATCGGCCCCCGGTGACAAGCCGGGGGCCTACTCAGGGACAAAACAGAGCCAATCAGGGCGACCAATCGGCGTCCGTTAAACGCTGGAAACACTCCAGCGCCCTTCGGCTCTCGCCGAAGCTCTGCGGGCTACATGCGCCTCGCCGTAATCATCGCCGCATAACGCTGCTTGTAGCGCTCCGCGTTGCGGCTCAATCTCTTGTTCCATCCACCGACGCCAGCGACGTGGCAGCGGCCCATCTCTTGAACGGTCCTAACACCAGATTGCACGCATAGCGCCATGTGCGCAATACCTGCGGCGACCCCGTATTCGCATTCGTGCAGGCGGCTGGGATTGTACCCCATGGCCCGGGCAGATCCCGGCATGACCTGCATGACGCCCCGGGCGCGTCCGTGTCGCGTGGTCGGGCCAGTGGCCTTGCAGTTGAATCCGCTCTCCAGCTTCGCGATGCGAAGCGCGGCGTCAACCCACTGCGGTCCCAGCTTCTGGGCAGCCTGACGGGCAACGATCTTCTGCACATCTCCTCGCGCTGCGGGGACGACCGCCGTAGGCCGCTCGTAGCTGTCAGCCCAATTCATTGATTTATCGCGAGTGAAAAACTCGGCCGATGACATTTCTGCGAGGGCTGGTGATGACACCAAGACAGCTAGAACCATAAAGAGGGCTCGCATACTTACTCCTGTTGCTGGCAGGACCATTAACTCCGTTGGCCGTGCGGTTTCATTTTTGAGATCGGGCCATACTTGGCCTCGATCTCCTCTAGGGTCAGACCTCCCACACGCGGCAGCGTGATGGGAGCTTCTGGGCGGGCAATTTTAGATGCATTGAGGACGCCGCGCATCCTCTTTTGTTCGGCGGCAACGCCGTCAAACTTCTTTCTGTGCTGCCGAAGTTTCGTAACCTTCATCGGTTACTCCTCGAAAATAGCGGGCTGCGCCCCTCTCATCTGGTTCTGGTACTTGCCATTGTACGGCATGTCAGTCGGCTCCGGGAGCAAGTGAAAGATCACCTGAGCGATGGGCGATCCTGCCTCAATCGCGAGATCAGAATACCCATGATTGGTCAGTTCGATTGTTAACCAACCTGACCACCCCGGCTCAATTACGGTGTTCTGAACCGCTAATCCCATGCGCGCCCATGTGGACTTGTCGTGAACAAACCCCATAACGTCGGTTCGCATGGTGAATCGCTCTATGGTCGATGCCAGAGCGAATGCGCCGGGCTTCAGGAGAATGCTTTCCGCGATCCTCACATCATAGCCGGCAGGCCCAACGCCGTACGTCATGCCATTGAACTTCGTCCTTTCCAAGAAAGGATCAACGGGCCTTATTTCTCGTAGAAGTCTTGAGGTAAGGATCAATTTTCTCTCTCCTTGGGTTGATCTTATTGAGTGCGTGAACGACGGACGAGTGATCGAAGCCGAAGAACGACGCTATTTTCGTTGTGCTCCATCCGCGAAGGTGCAAAATCCAGATGATTGCTCGCCGGCAATTGACCACACGGCGCACCCGGCTTGCGCCTGTCAGGGCCATCCAAGGAACGCCGTAAGCACGCATCATGTGGATGATGGATGCCTTGAGATCGTCTGAGGCCGGAGGCAAGCCAGTCGCCAAGCTACGAACGACGCGGATCTCCCGCTCGCTCAGGCCCGCCTCAAGATCCAACTTCGGGACAGTCCTTGGCGGGCAAACTGGGCGTTTCGCGGCTCCGGAGATGCGGCGACGCACCTCCGCGTAGTGTTGGTGCAGTTCCGCGATGTTCACTCGGATCTCTCCCCTGTGATGCGCTCCCGGATGTACTGGCGGAGAGCCAGTTCGGCAGACGCAGCGACATCGATCTCTGTCCACACAACTGACGTACTGGCGGGATCGCGACCCTTAACAGAACACCACGCCTCCCAAAGACCGGGATTGACGAGGTAGCAGGGTTCTTCACACGCCCCCTTCATCGGAAGGGACAGCAGAAGGTCCATCGCTTGAAGCGTTCCTATTTTCATCTCTCATCTCCGATGCAAAAGCCAGATAGTTGATAGCGTCCAGATAGTTATCTCGCTTGTCGCGAGCCCCCGCCATGCGCGCCAGCTTGGTGGCGGCCAGCACCATGGCGACGTCCCACGGCGTCACTTCTTTCTTGAGAACGACAGTCGCGATGGATGCGATGCGGCGGAAGTTGTCCTCCACGCCGCCATAGTCTTGCCCGCGCTCCCCGATCAGCGTGACGCACTCGACCAGAACGTCAGCGGGCCTCACTGGCGCTCCTCCAATTCGCGAACCTTGCCGATGAGGGCGCAGTTGATGATGGTCCGCCCGCGAAGACTATACTTGCCGCCATACGAAGGTTTCCCGTACGTAGGAGCCTTCGCTTCGTAGTCAAAATAGTATTCTCTAACCAGAATGTAGTCCTGATTGTGCAAGATCCTATGAAAATCTTGCAGTGTATTAACCCCCTCTACTTCGCAGGTCATCTGATGGACCGGCTTTCCTTGGTTAGACGACATATTCATCGTAACGAGAAACTTCATGGTTGTTCCTTTACTGACTAGCCTTTGGATCATACGTAGCAATAAGCTCGGCAGTCAAGGACAAAATGTCCCGCAATTTGACGGTCGAGACAAACTGTCTTAGCGTCTCGCCGAGAGGTGAAGCATGACAGTTGTCAACTGGGATCTGATCGAGCAAATCGCGCACGATCTGGGGGTTACGAAGTACGCAACTGCCAAGTGGAGGCAGCGCGGCACCGTTCCTCATAAGTGGCGCTTGCCGATTGTCCTCAAGTCAGAGGGACGGATTCGCTGGGACCAGTATACGCGCATGGACAATCAGCGGCGCAAGGCGCTCAACTGAGCCTTTGCGTCCTCTTGGCCGTGCGCGACGACGACCGTGTGGCCTAGCCCGGTCAGGTATTCGCGCCAGTCCTTTTGCTTCTGGCTCAGCGTCCCGCCGCTCACGCGCTTCATCTCGATCCACACCAGCCACGCCGGTATGAACAGGTCGGGGACGCCGGCCGTCGCCCCCTCGGCCTTCAGGCGCGCCGCAGTGGCGAGGCTGCGCGCGCCCCCGTTGGGGATGGCGAAGATCCGGACGCCCGGGTGGTTTTTGCGGAACCATGAGACGAACTCGCGCTGCTCAAGATGCTCACTCACCACGGAAGCTCCTGTTGCCACTTCTCGCACTGGTCGGTCGTGGCGGCGAATTCCGGGGGTGGTGTCATACGGAACACCATGCACTCGCCGTTAATGCTGTAGTTCTCGCACGTATGGCAGCAGCGCGGCGGACCATTCTTGATCCACTCGCGCCATGCGGTGACGAAATCAGGCTCCGGCGGTTTCTTCGACATTCCACATCCTCTTGATAATGCGGTAATATTTCCCATCAAGCCGATACTCAATGGTCTTCGGCGGCCAGCCAGCATTCATGTCGGCTGCGATGTCAGCAAGGGTCTGCTGCACCATTCCACTGTTTTTGATCCCGGCACTCGCCGACATTGCAGCAAGCTGTCGGGCAGCTTTCATCCCAGCATATCCTTCGTAACCGAAGGTGATGTATTCGGTGATTGGCGGATCAGAGAGTGCGCCGTAGTAGGTCACGGCGAGCATGTCCTTGCCGCTCGTGCGGCTGGTGTGGACGCGCCACCGCCAGCCGGTGACTTGCATCTCGGACCCTTCCAGACCCATGATGTCGATGTCCGCCAGCTTCCACTTTTTCGGCGGCGGCGGCGGAAAGACAAAGCCGCACGACGGGCATTCTTTGACCTTCGGGTGGCAAAGCTCGCCGCACTCATCGCAGACCTTTACGGGGGCTTCTCCGGTTCCATCGCCCTTCTTCTTGGGCGGACGCACTGCCGTGATAGGCCCATGCGTCTCCACCACGCCGGCGAAGTCGAGGACGAGGCAGTGGTCGGTGTGCGACTTTGGTCGCATCCCGCGCCCAGCCATCTGGACGTAGAGGCTCGCGCTCATGGTGGGGCGCACCATGGCGATAAGGTCGATGTCGGGGTAATCAAAGCCCGTTGTCAGCACATTGGCATTCGTCAGAGCCCGGATCTTGCCGGCCTTGAACTCTTCAAGGATGCGCTCGCGCTCCCGGGTAGGCGTATCCCCCGTCACGCACTCAGCCTCGATGCCGCACTCCTTCAGCATGTCGGCCATGTTTTGCGCGTGCTTTACACCGGCGCAGAAGAACAACCACGCCTTGCGGTCGCCAGCCCGTTCGATGACCTCGCGAACCACGGCCTCGTTGGTCAGCTTCTGATCTACAGCGGCTTGAAGCTCGCTTTCAATAAACTCTCCGCCGCGCTTGTGGACCCCGGAAACGTCCAGCTTGTTCTTTGTCGTCTTGCTACGAAGCGTTGCGAGATAGCCCTTATAGATCAGCTCCTCAATGCTCACGGGCTCCAGAAGGGCGTGGAACAGGGCGGGCTCGTCAGTGATGTAGCCGTGCCCCATACGGTAAGGAGTAGCGGTTAAGCCGATCACACGCAGGCGCGGGTTGATGCCCGTCAGTGCCGCAATCAGCTTGCGGTAGCCGCCTTCATCCTTGTGGGAGACGAGATAGCACTCATCGATAATGACCAGATCGATGTGTCCAATCTCCTCGGCCCGGTTGCGGATCGACTGGATGCCGGCGAACGTGATCGGCTCCTCCAGATCCTTCCGCCGCAGGCTGGCGGAGAAGATGCCCATCGGAGCCCCGGGCCAGTGCTGGAGCATCTTCTCGGCGTTCTGCTCTATAAGTTCACGGACGTGCGTTAGCATCAGGATTCGGGTCTCCGGATAGGCCTGAAGCGCACCCTTGCACAAGGCGGCGATGATGTGGCTCTTGCCGGCTCCGGTCGGGGCCACGAGACACGGATTGCCCCGGTTCCCGGCCTCGAACCATGCGTAAAGCTCGTCAATCGCGCGCTGCTGGTATTCGCGGAGTTTCATCATATCCCCTTAAACAGGCTCATTGGAATTAGGCAGCAAGGCTCAATATCTTGCCAGTCATTCCTGTCCTTTCGCCCTGCCATCTCGACGCTCAGTTCGGGCCACTCTGCGCCGGGCTCGATCACCATGTAGAACAAGCCGTCTGTGAGCTTCACGACAAGGACGAACGGTACGCGCAACATCGCAACCCAGCCCTGCGCAGCTAACATTTTGCCGGCGCTAAGGATTAGACCTCCGAAACGTTCGATGTCTGCGCTTGAGTAATTGCGGCTCTTCACTTCGGCGACAGCCACAACCTTCTTCCCATCCAGAAGCGCAAAATCAATCACATTGGAGATCTTCATCTTAGCAAAGCCAAGGCCCCAAGCGGACGCAATCTTTTCGATAGCCTCTCTCTCTACCGTTCGATCCGCCTCGCTTTCGTAAAGCGGCCTCATCTCACAACCTCAGAACCGGGCCACATTTTCTTAACCTTTTGCACTGTGCTGTTGGCGCATCCCGCCGGGTTGGCGACGATCTCGCGCGATGAAAAGCCGTCTTCACCGTTGGTAACTTCTAATCCGTTGATCTCGTACTTGATCGACCAGTAGCCCTCG